AAGGAACGGGTATACGAGGTTCACCATCCGTATAGTCGTCTCTTCTTCGTCTACCTATTTGTTCTCCACCGAATTTTTGTACTTCGGTTTGATATTTTTGTTCGTATAATTGTAGCATATCCATTGGGCCTTTTAAATAGCTAAATGCTTCTACCAAGCAGGCATATAAAAGTCCATTGCCAAAATTTAAACTTAAAAAAGTTGTAGTATTTGCCGAACTTAATCCTAAAGGTCTAGCATTATAATGTAACTTGTACATAAAACCTGAACTTGGAGTAGGAACAATTGTTATTCTTCCTGAAGAAGAAGCTCCTGCTCCTGTTGCTCCTCCAGACATAGCATAGTATTTTGGTGTGCCGGTAGTTGTTTCAGCTGCATCATATTCTCTTAAAAAGCTAATATCTTTCTTCTCCAGCCAGCTATTAGCTCCAGTTGCAGCAGTTGTTGAAGTATAAACCTGTATTCCTCTGACAAATAAAGTTCCCGCAGGAGCATTTACATTGTCTTTTGAAGCAACTAAATTGCCTATAACTTCTTTTCTATCTGCATCAATTGGAACATCTCTTTGAATTCTTAATTCTGAATTATCTATAAATTGATCTGTAATTGTACTGGATAATACAGAAGTTCCTACTTCGGTATAATTACCAATTGCTGTTGTAAGTGTTGAATAAGTAAATCCTGCCATTATGCACTAAGAGTCGCTGGTCCTACTGAGACTGGAAACCCTCCTCCTATAATTCCTCCTGTTGTAGCCGTGCTAGTATCTACAGTAAAATAAAACCAATCGTCTGTAAAATCTGTATCTCTATCACCGCTAACATATTTACCTGTAGTAATAGCATACCCTGCTGCTTTTGCAATATTGGAGCCAGCAATACCATCAAAAGATGCTGGATTTGCATAATCTCCTGCAGTTGTTGGTGTTCCTCTAAATCTATAAGTATCTCCATTCGTTAATCCATGATTGGGAGTATTAACATTAATTATGCCTGATGAAGCCGCATACGTGGTAAACGGATCATGGATTAATAATTGAGTTACATCATTTTCTGTTCTGTCTGTTCTTACATTTTCCAATGCTTGAGAATCAGCTCCATGTGGTCTTGGATCTAATTGTGGTTGTTTAGCTTCATATTCGGATTTATGAACAAACATTCCATTCCATTCTTTAACCATTTCGTTATATGGAAATTCCATACCTGATCGGTCTGATATTGCTTTTGCGTATTTTCCTCTTGCGTATGCCATTATTTTTTCGTAAAGGTTTTATAAGATTTTTTTGCGTCACTCCAATCTAAATCTTTTCCCTTCTTTTTAAGTAATATTTTTTTTAGTTTCTTTTGTGCTAATTTAAAACTTCCTTTTGCTATGCTGTGGTATTTATTTGTCATTATATATTAGGATAATAATTTTTCGGGGTTATATAAGTGCTAGCATCAGACCCGTCTTCTGATAAAGCACGTGCTAATTCATCTTCGTATAATAATTTTAATTCTTGTACTCTTTGAGGTGCATATTTTTGGGCTAAATAAAAAGATAACCCGGATGCCATACAAGGAACAAATCTATAAGGTACATCTGTTGCATCGGTATAAGTTGCATCTGCGTCTTGAATTCTTTTAACATAATAAATATGTAAATCTTTAGATGCAGCTGTAGAATCAGCTGTTGGATAAACAGTTAAAGTTGTTTTATCCACGAATCGTTGAACAAAATATTGAGAAGGAGTTCCTTTAGATAATTTATTTGCTAGTGCAGAATATGCTGATCTAGCTATTTTTGTAAGAGTAGAATCTGCCTGTGTTGTTGCAGTCCGATTTGTTCTGTATGTTGCTTCTAAAATATCTGCTATTCCATAAGTAGAAGATCCACTTGTTCCACCTACTGTGACTGAAGAAGTTCCATCACCTGATGCTCTATAAAAAGTATATTCAGCTTGACCTTCAATAAGATCAATATTGGTATCACCTACTTCCCAGTAATGCAAACCTCTATTGCCCCATTCTTGAAACATTACATTTAAAGAACGTCTTGCTGTTTTTAATTGAAATCCTGAAACAGATTGTAAACCAATCCGCTCGTATGCTTCTCCTATAATTTCATCAACAGCAAATGTCTTGTCGAACGTTACTGTTCCGGAAGTAGTATTCGCCATAAGCTACCTACTATCCGTAAAATGCCGTTACACTATTACACTGAGTTTCTGTATAAGTAATATAAGCTCCATCAGGAAAAACAACACCATCTTTTGCTAAATTAAGATGATCATTAACTCCTAAAGTAGCATTAGAACGAACTGTTATTAAACTTGTTCCTGCTGTTCCACTATTTCTTATGTAAATTGATCCAATAGCACCGCCACCAGACCAAATTAAATTTTTAACTCTTGTACGACCTTCAAAAACAATTCCTGCTACTTCAGAATTAATTCCTGCAGACATATTACCTGCCGGGTTTCCGACTGCTGTTATTGATGATACTGTTGCAAAATATCCTGTACTTGTTGCTGTACCAGCATTTGCTCCAGTAACGGTTTCTGATAAAGCATCTCCATTAACATCCGTTCCCACAACAGTAAAAGATTTATCAGAGTCGTCTCCTGCACTTAAAAGTGTGATTTGTCTAGCTGTTCCAGTATCTGCTGTATAAGAGCCTCCAGAAGTTAATGCTCCACCTAAAGTGAGTGCTGCATTATTTCCAACTGCTGCTGCAGTCGATAAACCATCAGCGTCGAGCGCTGTAGTTGTAATTACTGCAGATGATTTTATATCTGTTGACATAAATTTTCTCCTAGTTTTTTAAGTGGGGCCGAAGCCCCATCTTAAAAGTTTTTATTATTCAAATAACAATCTGCTAATTGTGCAATAAGATACGTCAATTGCAGCTGCCGCACCGTCACCAGCTTCTAACCCAACGTATGGAATTAAATCTATATCGTCAGTCATAGCACCTGATAAAGTTACTGGTTTTCCAGGTTCAACTGCTGTTACCGCAGTACCACCTGTACTTCCAGAAGTTCCAGTAATGTTATATTGAACACCATTAACATATATCGTCAATTTTCTGTCACTATTCATAACAATTTTCAAGTGATAGTTTGTACTTGCCGCTATATCAATTGGTAGTCTACTAATATAGTCAGTATTAGCGATACTATGAACAAAGTGTAATTTGTCAAAGTCTGTGAATGCTTCACTATTAGTAGCATCTGTTTGAAATTTAAAGAATGCTTGGTTTGCATCTGTTGCAACCACTTGGTCATTCGTTAATTTCAATCCAGCCCAAATCTTTTGGTTGTCAATATCAGAACTTGTTCTTACTAAAGCTTCCCAATGAACTTGGTTTTCAGTACCCCATTTAACACCAGTCCAAGCTGTTTGACCACTGTCTAAGTGTGGGCATAAAATTGCTTGGTCTTCGTCAGCACCTGCTGTTGTTAGCGTAACCGCTGCAACAGTAGCATTTCTAGTAGCTAATGCTGTAGTCATGTTAGTACCTAGTACTTCAAAGTTAACGTTTTTACCTATCGCCGCAGAACCAGCTTTAAAAACTTTAACTGTTAATGTTCCAGATCCAAGGTTAATCGCACCACCTGTAAAGTTTCCTAAAACAACTGTAACCGTGTTTGATGCTGTTACTGATGCCGTTATAGTTAAGTCTGTAACATCAATACTCATTGTTGCTACCGCATAGTCTCCTAGTGCTGCGCCTGTAACTGTTACTTCTTCTGCTTCTTCATTGCCATCCGCTATATTGCCCCAGTCTTTTGTTTCTGAGCCTTGTAGATAAGCATTAAGTGCAGGAAGTTGATTAAAATACTCTTCAAGATAATATCTTCGAGTATCTTTTATTCCGTATTCGTGAACAGTTCTGTCTGAGATTAGTCCTGTAGATGAGCCTTTGCTCACTATCTTAAAACCATTCTCGGATCTTACTGGTCCCGAAAAAGTTGTATTTGCCATAATTATATCCTCCTAGTTTTCCGAACATAGTCTCTAGGCCGTCGACTATACGTCGTCTATGTTCTAATTAATTGTATAGTGATAGAATTATATGTTATTTTTTAACACAGCGCAAGGTATCCTTAGGAAAAAAATTGATTTTTGATAGCGCTTAAGTGGCTATCGAAACTTCGGCCTTGGCCTCGTCTATTTTGGTTTGAAGCGTTTGTTCTTCAAACTCTTTGGCAACAATCTCTTTAATAATTTCTCTGATTTTTTGGTCGATATGTCCCATATGCAAAGTATATCTACCTTCCTTCAGATGCTCCTGTTGCCAATCTAACTCCAAGGACCTCTTTGTAGTGTATAGGTCTCGTGTCATTTATAACCTCCTCATAGGTTATTCTTTTAATACGGGAATCATAACAATTCTCCATATTTTCCCATTTTATACTCTTATCTCCCAATTTGTCAAGGATAGAATCTTCAATGGATTTAGCATTATCTTCAGCTAAAATTTCAAATTTAGCATGACGATCATATGCCCAAATATTTATGAGGAATTTTTTCATTTTCTTACCTTATTTTTAAAATGAGGCGGTTTTAAGGCCGCCTCATTAATTAGTTATTACGCACCTTCAACACCGAAAATAC